CCCTCGGCCATGAACTTGAGGTTGCCGGCCACGCGCAGAAGCGTGATCTCGTTGAGCATCGGCGCGATCTTCTTCAGCTTCTCGAAGAACTTGTCCGCGACGGCTGTCGGGATCGCGTTGGCGCTGTCACCGGTCGCGTAGGCACGCTTCTCGGTGTCGGTCAGATCCTTGCCCTGGAGGTTCTTGACCCAGGCGGTGCGGTACTCGGGGGAGTCCACGCCGTAGGTCGGCTCAGCCTCGGGGGCGGGCTGGAACGAACGGATGACCTTGGGGTCGCCGCCGGTCACGGACGCGACGAGCGCGGCCCGCTTCTCGGCCTTGTCCTGGAGCTCGCGGAGCTCGGCGTCGAGCGCGGATACTTCGGCCTCGAGGGCGTCGAGATCTGCGTCCGGGCCTTTGAGCAGCTCGCGGATCTCCGCTTTGCGCTGCTCGATCTGCTGGAATCGATCCATGATGGTTCCTCTCTACAAGTGAGTCATGATGCGGAGTGCCTGTGCTCTGCGCGCTTGCGACTCCCGCTTCATGGTCTCGACCGCTCCGTCGACCCATGTGCGCGCGCTTATCTCGGTTGCGTCGTTGGCAGGGATCGACACAGCCGAAACGTCGTACACCTTCTTGACCTTAAGGATCGTCCGGGTGTGCGTGTCCCGGTCGTAGCTATCCTCGGTCACCACGAACGACCAGCTCATGCGGTCGATGAGGCCGTTGGCTATCTCCTCGTGTAGTTGCCGCGCACTCTCGCCCTTCGAGAGGTCGGTGGCGATGAACAGGCCGTGGTCGTCGGGGATGACGAGCAGGGTCTTGTTACGCTGCCGGGCCAGCACGCGGCCCTCGTGGTCGTACTGGAAGATGACGTCGGAGAGGTCAGCCTCGAGAAGCGCGCCCCGGTCGACGACCTCCTTGTACTCGATGCCTTCGTACTCCCACAGCACGTAGGGCACGCCGAACGTGGTGGCGTAGCCCTCGGCGTAGTGGTCGGTCTCGAGGCGCTTCTCGCCCGCGCCCAAGGTGAGCGCGGAGAACTGCCGGTATTCGCGTTGTCCGAGCTTCACGGGCATGGCTTACTCCTCGCTCTTGCCGTCGTCGCTCACGGTGCCAGACGCGTCACCGGNNNCCGGCGTGATGTACGTCCGCGCCTTGTCGAGCGTGTGGTCCGGGAGGTTGGCCGTGTCTATGTACTCGCCGCGGATGATGCGCCGGTCGCCATCTGCGCCGATCTCCGGCAGGTTCCAGATGGCGAGCGCCTGGTTCATCGTGAGCAGGCCGCGGTCGATGAGCTGGGTGGTGACCGCGAGCTTGGTCGTGTTGCTCGCGTACTGGAGGCGGTTCGAGGTGAGCATGACCTTGTTGCCGAACGCACGCTCGCGCTCGGAGTAGAGCATGTTCGTGAGCACGAGACCCACCTGCAGCGCAAGCGGCTCGATGCGGCCCTCGTAGAACGCGTTCCACGTGTTCTCGTCGTAGTTGTTCTGGAGGATGGACTTGTTCACGCCGAAGTAGCTGAACACGTTGTCCTGGATGATGGCCATCTGCGCCGCGTCGATGACGAACTGCTTGGAGTCGATCTGCTTCACGTCGGCGTACTTGGTGTCGAACATCATCACGCCGGACTTGTTGTCGGCCGAGAGGTTCTCCTTGGTGAAGCGGTCGCGCTCCTTGCTGATGTCCTCCGGCCGGAGCGCCTGCGAGAGCTTGACCATGAAGCGGATCGCGGCCGAGCTCTTGATGCCCTCGCTCATGCCCTGGCGCTGGACGTCCAAGAGGTCGAGCGTCGGTGAGAGCGCGGAGTGCCCGTCGCCAAAGAAGTCGTCCTTGTACTGGTGCGTGGTCACGACGCCGACGCGGCTGTACTCGATGGACGCCTTCTGCCCGTTCATGAACGTGTAGCGCAGCCACGGCTCACCACCGGGGCCCTCCACGATCTCGGTGCGCTGTGGCAAGAGCGGGTAGAGTCCCACGACCTGCGTCCCGGTCGGATCGGTGAGCGGGATGATGAACGCGGTCGTGTCCACGAGCGCGATGGTGCAGAGCCGGTAGAGGAACCGCGAGGTGTCCATCCAGTCGTTCGGCTTGAACTCGAGCATGGCGTTCAGCCCCTGCCGCGCCGCGCCTACCGCCTCCGGCTTGAGCTTCGAGAACGCGGTCGCGACCGCGTGCACGGCCGAGCGCGTGAGCTCCATCTCGTAGACGCTGCCGGTGCGAGAGGTGAACACGGGCGCGTAGGCGTTCAGCGTCTTGAAGTACGCTGTCGCCTGCGCGGCGCTTGCCGCCCTCGGCTGGAAGATCTTCTCGAAGAGACCCACGCTGCGCCTCCCTCAGATGAGGTTGCTGTAGTCGTCCATGTGGTCAGTGAGCGCGATGTATCCGTTCGCAAGCGCGACAAGGCCATCGATGCGCTTCCGTGCGTCGAGACCCTTCTGGAGCTGGATGTTGCCATTCACGTCACTGCGGATCTCCGCATTGGACCAGCACCACATGTCGATCGGGTGCGAGTTGTGCACGAACCGCTTGGCGCGCAGGTCGGCCCTCATGGACTTGAGCGGGTCGCTCATCGTCTTGGGACCCTGCCGGACGGGCACCATCGTGTTCTTACCGAACTCGGCCTCGAACTCGGCAAGCAGCGAATCATCGATGTGCCACGGGTCGTAGCCGATGAAGAGCACGTATAGGTCGTCGTCGTACTTCAGCTCGCGGAACCAATCGAGGAACACGCGCTTGTTCACCTTGTTGCCGGGGTACGTGCGCAGCAGCCCGCGTCGCTCCCACAGCAGATATGGCACGTTGTCCCGCTCGCGACGGGAGCCTGACGCCGCGTCCTCCTCGAGCACGGAAGACGGCAACCAGTACATGGAGCGCAGGTAGATATGGTCGTCCAGTGAGCCGTCCTCGTTGCGCCTCATGCACAGCGCCACCGCGGCGTTGAGGTCGATGCTGTCGGCCGCGTCGAACCCGCCGATGCCGTAGCGGAATCCCATGGACTTGAAGTCGTAGGTCGCTTCGCTCGCGATGTCACCCCACGTCAGCCACGAGGTCGCCGTGTTCTCGATCATGTTGAAGTCCTTGACCATGACGGTCGGCTTGAACGCGGGGTCGTCCTTCGCCTTCGCTACGTTCTGCCGCAAGAAGTCGACGCTCTTGATGCTGCCGAGTCCGGGGTTCGCCTTGACCCAGCACTCCTCGCGGTCCCACTCGTCCCGGTCATCGAGCTCGTAGATGAACGGCAAGAAGTGGTCGTTCGGCTCGGTGAGCTTGCCGTGGAGCAGGTCGCTCGCGTAGGCATACTGCGCGTCGAAGATGTTGTCGCGAACGAAGCCGTTCGTGGTGATCTGCCAGAGCATCGGCTGTACACGGGCCGCGCCGGCCTGCTTGATGAGGTCGTACAGGTCGCGGTTCTTGATAGCGGCCAACTCATCGATGACGCCACATGAGACGTCGAGCGAGTCCAGCGTGTTCGTGTTCGAGGCGAGCGCCTTGATGACGCCCATGTTCAGGTCGCAGTAGATGTCGTAGGCACGCTTGCGGAAGTGCCTGCGCAGTGCCGGCGACTGATGCAGCATCTTGAGGCAGTTGTCGAAACCCTTCTTCGCCTGCTCGTGCTTCGTCGCGATGTTGTACGTCTCGGGCGAGAACTCGTCATCGTTCGCGGTCATGTCGATCTCGACGGCCGAGAGCAGCGACGTCTTGCCGTTCTTGCGCCCGACGATCATCAGGATCTCGTTGAACTGCCGGATGTCGTTGTCGTCCACGAACCCGAACGCGGCCTCGAGGATGGCCTTCTGGAAGAGCTCGAGCGTGAAGGGAATGCCGCGACGCCCGGCCGGCAGGTGGCAGAACGTCTCGATGAAGCCGGTGTGCCGTGCCGCGATCACCGGGTCGAAGTGGTACTCGCCGGGATTGTGGTACGCCTCAAGGAGCCGAGCTGAGACGAGCTTCATCTTCTCGCACGCGACGATCCTGCCGTCGAGGATCCCGCCGAAGTATTCCTCGAGAGCCTGCGTCATCGCCGCTCGATGAACTCCCGCACCGGGTCGCCCGGCTTGCGGCCGCCGTCATCGTCGGGCAGCAGGTCGAGCAACTGCTTCATGGCCGGAAGGTACCGCTGCATCATCGACAGGTACATTTCGGCCTCTGGCGTCTTCTTCTCGCCCCACTGGTTAGCGCCGTTCTGGTACTCGGATGTGTAGCCCTTCTCGAGCACCGTCGTTTCGAGGTCTTCCAGGGAAACTGTCATGAATGCCACGCGATCGAGCAGCTTGTCGACCGTCGTCAGCTTATCCTCGCCGACCTCCGCGAACCTCTTGATAAGTCGCTTCTTCTCGGCCTCGATACGGGCCTCGGGAGTGGGCGATTCTGCCACCTTGCCGGCCATCTGACTACACCCCTTCCCGTGCGCGTCGTCGGTGCAAAGAGTCCTCCTCCTCACCGGTCCCCCACGAGTGCTTTCAACTGGGGGAATGGGGGGAGGTCATGCCTGTATCAAGTCGCCGTTCACATCGAATGCGAAGCCTGATCGTGTCGCGGTCACTGTCTCGAAGTGCTCCTTGTTGTGGCAGTCCTGGCACACAGCCTCGAGGTTGTCCCAGTTGAGCGTCACGTTCGGGTCGTTGATGTTGCCCGGTGTCAGGTGCGTCTTGTGGTGCGCGATCAGGGCCGGGGAACCACAGCGTTCACACAGCCAGTACCTCGACTGCATGAACCCGGCACGGCACTGGTCCCAACTCGTGCTGTGGTAGAACGCATACGCCCAGTCCTTTGCCATATCCGTGAGTGTCGCTGCCTGGTCACTGGCGCGGCCCCCGCCCTGCGTCCAGGACAGGAGCCGCCCACTGTCGTACTCGGCCTCGCACGGTGCCTATGCTCCCCGTCAGACGCGGCCGTGGTGCTGCTAACTAGCCGCCTCCTCGCGTGCCCACAGCACATCAGCGATCTGCTCCTCACAACAGCGGTCGGGGTCGCATTGAGGGACGTTGCAGCGGTCGCAATCGAACGCGCACGCGAACGTTTGCAGCGCACGGATGATGGCACGCTTGGCGATCTCCTCGTACAGCGCGGCGGTGGACTTCACGAGGCCAGCTCCTTGATGCGCGACACCGATAGCTCGCCCTCGTCATAGGCGAAGTGCCCCATCTGCCACAGCGCGAGTTCGGCCAGCGTCTTGATCAGCTCCATGCGGTAGTCGGGAACAGCCACCTCGAGGTAGCCGATTGTGTGTGGAGCGTCGGTCGTGGTGACCGGCCCCACCTCGACGAGCTCACACGGATCCGCGCCGCAGTCGGTCGATGCCGGGTTGGCCCTGCACTCATCCACGTGGTCGCAGTGCGAGCCCTGGAGCATCGCCTCGAGCGCATCGTCCACGGTGTCGGCCATAGCAAATGCGCGGCCTGCTCAGGTATCGGTGTGGCCGCACCCCTCAGTCCGTGTGCCCTCCAGCGATGTGCGCCGAGCCCCTGCGTCCTCTCGAATGTGGCACCGCATGTCTCGCAGGCATACGGCTTCTCTGTCGCCTTCATCGCCTCGATCTCCTCTCGGTGCGCCAACGTCATGTGGCGCTTCTTGTCGCTGGCACTACCGAACGCGAACGTGCAGTAGTCGCAGCGGTGGGGCTCGCTGTTCATGATGCGTCCTCGAGCGTGACGACGACGCGGGGATGCAGCCGGTCAACGTCGTGGACGTGGACGGGTGGTGCAAGGTGCTTCTGTGAGTCGCCGGGGATGATGCCGCACTTCACGAGGGCGTCCTGGACGAACTTCACCGCGGACTCGATATTGTCGTAGTCCCGGCGCCAGTCCGGTTCGATCCACGTGATGGTCATGGTCACGCGTTCGGTCATCGGTACGAGCCTGGCGTGACGGATGCACCAACCGATCATCGCCTCGAGCTCGCGCTTCTTTCGGGCCGCTGCGTACCGGTTGCCGCGGTTCCATGCTGTGACCTCGTTGAGCGACGGAAGCTTTCCGGGGATAGTGAAAGACTGGATCATCGCGCGCCACCGTTGCACTCCGGGCAGAAGGTCCACTCCTGATCGCCGGTTGTCGGGTCGGGGTCGCTCATCGGGACATGGCCGCTCACACACGCCGGATTCAGGCATGGCCGCTTTGGTGCTTTCGGAATGAAGTCGCGCCACGTCTCGTCTTCGATGAAGTACCGAAGCGTCTGCTTGTGACTGCCCGGCACGCAGGATGCAGCGGCGATCAGGTCTTGCACGTCGCCCTTGAATAAACGGAAGGCAGAGAGAGAGGCGTCCTTGAACTTGTGGACCGGGTAGAGCGACCAGAGGGTGACGAAATCGTCATCCAAGCGTGCCTCTCTCTCCTCTCCTTTCCCTTCCTCTCCTTTCCCTTCCTGCGTGCTAGTAGGGTGCTTGCACGGTGCGGGTATGGTGCTTGGTTGTTCCTTGACATTCACGTGTTGATGACGAGTGAAGTTCTGCACCTGAATGAACCTCTCACCGGCTACCTCGTAGCGCATGATGTGATCCGTGTCAGCGAGCGTCTCGAGCATCGCTTCAATGTCGCAATCGTCATATGGAACGAGTGCTGCTTTCAGGCGCCGGGGCCGGTCTTGAAGCCGTCCCTCTCGGTCGGCTTGCGTCCAGAGCCCGATGTAGAACAGACGTGTGAGCGGATCCAGCTCGGCGACCTCATCGTTGATGAAGAAGTCCGGCTTGATGCTGCGGATGCGTGCCATCACACAGTCGCCTTCCAATGCTGTGCGATCTTCGCCGCGCCACCGTCCACGTACACCTTCACGAAGCGGTAGCAGCTCCACACGGGGTCGAGACGCTGCTCCATGCTTCCCCACGCGCTGTTGAACTGGAATAGCCCCACGCACCCGCTCGGGTTCACGGCGTCAGGGCGGTACGTGGACTCCTTGTAGGCGACTCTCAGTCCCGTTGCGACGATCCACTCGGTACCTGCTGCGTCCCTGAGTGTGGCCTCGACCTGTCCCGCACTCCACGCACCCTGAGCGGCGACCTGGACGGGCGTGACGGGCTTCGGTGCGGGTGCCTTCCTACTCTGCTGCTGGATCTGCCCCTTGAGTGTGGAGATCGTGGCAGATGCCTCTTCGGCGTAGAGCCTCCACTGCGCGAGGTCGGCCGTCATGGAGGCGATGTCGCTCTCGAGGGCCTGGTAGCCAGCGGTCGCGGACGTGGCCTCGGACTGCCAGTAGGCGGCGGCCTCCTTCGCCTGCTCGGCCGTGTTGGTGACACTCGTCAGCTCGAGGACGGCATTGCGCGCCACGTTGCGCCCATGCCATGAGCCGGTGCAGCTACCCATCCAGAAGATGAGCGCAACGACGGCTGCGGACACGAACACGATGCGCCAGGAGCGGGATTCGTAGCGGTCCATGACGCGGGGCCGGGGGATGCTGTGGGGGACCGGCGCACTGTCGTCCTCGCCCCAGGTCATCTCGAGGTCGGACGGCTCATGTGAGTCTATGCGTGCCACTTCCGGCCTCTCTTCAGGTAGGTAGGTGTGGACGGATACCGCTCGGTGACGAATGCGGCGACGATGCCGGCGCCGATCAGTGCGCCGAAGATGAACGCGATGGTGGTTGCTACCACGGGTCCACCTCCCCGGTCTCATCGGCGGCGGGCGCCGGATCCAGCTGTGCGGTCGCGCCCGTCTTAGTGAGCGTGCGTGTGGTCGCTTTGCGGCGCGGGAGCTTCACG